AATCTAATATCTCTGTAAAGTCGCTGCAAAAGCGGCTTTCTTTGTTATCACACTAATTTTTAGGAGGACTTATCAATGAGTAAGATTACTGAATTACAAGAAAAGCGTGCCCGTATTTGGAAGCAAGCAAAGGATTTTTTGGATACTAAGCAAAAGGAATCAGATGTACTTTCAGCTGAAGACAATACCCGCTATGAAAAGATGGAGCAAGAAGTTGTCGACCTCGGCAAGGAAATCGATCGACGGCACAAGCAGGCAGAAATTGAAGCGGCACTGAACCAACCCACCAGTAAGGCCCTTACTAATTCCCCAACTGCTGGAAAACTACCGAAGAGTCAAGACGCTTATGCGCAAAACTTCTGGCAAATGATGCGTGGTCATGCGGTCGTTGATGCACTGAAAGAAGGTACGGATCCAGATGGTGGCTTCCTAGTGCCCGACGAATTTGAAAACCAACTTATCCAAAAGTTGCAAGAAGCAAATGTCCTACGAACCATCAGCCATGTCATCCAAACCAACAGCGGTGAACACAAGATTCCGGTTGTTGCCAGCGAAGGAACAGCTGCTTGGCTTGAGGAAGAAGCAGCCTACACAGAGTCCAACACGCAATTTAGTCAGGTGTCACTAGGTGCCCATAAGTTAGGAACCCTAATCAAAGTGTCGGAAGAATTACTAAACGATTCCGCATTTGATTTGATGTCCTATCTCTCTGATGAATTTGGCCGCCGACTCGGTAATGCCGAAGAACAAACCTTTTTAACCGGTAACGGTACTGGTCAACCTACTGGCATCTTAACTGACACTAATGGTGCTTCCGCCGGATCCACAGCTGCCAAGGCTGATACGTTAACTTTTGATGATTTAATTGATCTCTTCTATTCCTTAAAGGCGCCATATCGTCAAAACGCTGTCTTTTTGATGAACGATGATACCGTGAAAGCCATCCGCAAAATGAAAGACAAGAATGACCAATACATTTGGCAACCTTCCGTTCAGGCAGGCCAACCAGACCGAATTCTTAACTGTCCGGTTTACACTAGTCCATTCATGCCGACATTGGCTGCCGCCAATAAGCCGGTGCTTTTCGGTGACTTTAACTACTACTGGATTGCAGATCGACAAGGACGAACCTTCAAACGTCTGAATGAACTTTATGCCGTAACTGGCCAAGTTGGCTTCTTAGGCTCACAACGAGTTGATGCCAAAGTCATCCTCCCAGAAGCCATTAAGACTCTCGCCATGGCTGCTAAGTAGAAAGGACTGATGTAATGTGGCTGCTATTACTTTGGCCGAAGCAAAAGCCTACCTAAGAGTTGATAACACAACTGAAGATGACCTCATCACAAAGTTGATTGGATCAGCAACTGCTACCGTCGAAAATGTCCTTCGTCAGCCTCTATCAGCATTCGATCCCCTTCCTGATGATATTCACACGGCAATCCTTTATACCGTGGCCTACCTTTACGAATATCGGGAAACCGCCGATTTTGATGCCATGATCAAATTTCTTCGAGCCATCTTGTCCCCTTACCGGAAGGAGGCATTTTAAATGCAACAGCAAAACGAACGTATCAGTAAGATTGCAGATATTGGTGAGCTAGATCGACGCATTACTCTAATGAAAAAGAAATATGTTGGCGAAAATCCTAATACTGGAATGTCGATGTACAAAGATGTTCGTCTGGGTGATGTGTGGGCGAAAGTTTCTGCCTTGCATGGTCAAGAGTATTACACTGCGGTTACGGTGAAATTGGAAAAGCAACTATCATTCATCATTCGTTATCGTGATGATGTTGATGAACAAACCAATATTTGGTTTGAAGGCCGCGGCTACAATATTGGTTTTATTGATGATGTCAAATACAACCATGAATATATGGAAATCAAAGCTGAATACTCGAGAGGAGTTGATAACCCCGATGAAAACGACTAGTTTAACAATAATTAATACTTGTTTTGGCGCAATTGGCGCCTTTCTTGGCTGGTTCCTAGGAGGACTCGACGGTTTCTTATATGTTCTCCTGATTTTTATGGTCGTGGACTACATCACTGGAGTCCTTTGCGCAGTTAATGAGCATAAATTATCCAGTAAGATTGGGTTTCGCGGGCTTACTCGCAAAGTGCTAATTCTACTGTTGGTTGGCATTGCACACTGCCTTGATATTTACCTATTAAAGAACGGTTCTGCTATCCGCACTGCTACTATTTTCTTCTACATTTCTAATGAAGGTATTTCGCTGTTAGAAAATACAAGTCGATTAGGATTACCAGTGCCTGATAAATTAAAAAATGTCCTTCAACAACTTCACAACAAGGATGGTGACAAGCAATGATTCCCGGAATTGATATTTCTGAATGGCAAGGCCACGTAGACTTTAATGCAGTTAAGGCTAGTGGCATAAAATTCGTCCTAATTCGAGCTGGCTATGGTCGCTCTGCTAGCCAAGCAGATAATTATTTTGCTGAACACTACGCACAGGCAAAAGCGGCTGGTTTACAAGTTGGTGCCTATTGGTACTCTTACGCTGTTTCACCAGCTGACGCAGCTAACGAAGCACGGGCTTGCTTAACCGTCCTTGGTAATCGTCACCTTGATTATCCAATCTACTTCGATCTAGAAGAAAAGTGGCAATTTGCTAATGGACGCAACTTTTGTGATAGCTTAGTAAAAAGTTTCTGTAGTGTTTTGGAACAGAATAGTTGCTATGCGGGACTGTATATTTCTCGATCGCCATTGCAGAATTATATATCCACCGCTGTTGCTCAGCGTTATGCCATCTGGATAGCCGAATATGGATCACGTTGTAACTATAGTGGCAACTATGGAATCTGGCAACATTCTTCAACTGGTTCGATTCCAGGTATCAGTGGTAACTGTGACCTTGATTATGCCTACATTGATTACGCAGCAGTTATTAATAAAAGTAACCAGTCACCAGAAAAGATCCTGATGAAATAGCCGTTGAAGTATTGAATGGCCAATGGGGTAACGGTGCCGACCGTCGACGACGATTAACTGCTGCCGGTTACGACTACGCGGTGGTGCAGGAAAAAGTTAACCAACTATTGAATCGTAAGTCAGTTGACCAAATTGCACGTGAAGTTATCCATGGTTTCTGGGGAAATGGTAATGAGCGAATTCTCCATTTGAAACAAGCTGGCTATGATCCAATTCAAATTCAAAAACGTGTCAATCAATTACTCTGATTTATGCCTGTGGACTCCGGTCTGCAGGCTTTTTTCTTTTGCCATGGTTTACTTTTACGCTTGTTCTGGCTTATTAGTGGAGGTAATTAAACATGGTGAAGAAAGTACAACCAGTAACCCATCAACCACTAATAACAAGTAAGAATATTAGCTCAGAGCAATTAATGAACGATTTACACTATCAACAATCCAAACAGATTATTCAAAGCCTGCTCAACAAGGGGTTAATCTCGACCACTGAATTTGAAGACATTGATACCTTAAATAAACAAACATTTCCGTCATTATTGGGGCCCGGAAGCGTTGATACATCAAAGTTCTAGAGCTAACATACCACACTGACGAAAGGAGGGTTACCATGTCAACCATTACTAAAATTCAAAGCTACCAACGTGATGTTAAACAACTCCGGGTGGCAGCCTACTGTCGGGTTTCAACGGACAACATTGAACAGTTGGAAAGTCTTGAAAATCAACGTATTCATTACCAAGAATACATCAATAATCATTCAGACTGGCAATTAGCTAAGGTCTATTACGATGAAGGAATCTCAGGCACCCAACTAACGAAGCGTGATGCTTTAAAAGAACTACTGGCAGACTGTCATAATCACCGAATTGACCTCGTGGTTACAAAGTCAATCAGCCGCTTATCACGGAATACAACCGACTGTTTACAAATAGTTCGAGAACTGCAGCAGTTGAACATTCCAATTATCTTTGAAAAGGAACACATCAATACTGGAGCAATGGCTAGCGAATTATTTCTATCGATTCTCAGCAGTATCGCTCAGGATGAATCTCATTCCTCCGCAGGAAATTTACGCTGGGCAATCAGGCAACGTTTCGCTAGTGGCAAATTTCGAGTATCTTCAGCCCCCTACGGATATTCAATTGAAGATGGCAACTTAGTCATCAATCGGGCTGAAGCCAGGATTGTGCGAGAAATCTTTCAACAATTTTCAAAGGGAATGTCAGCTAGTCAAATTGCTAAAGGATTGAGTCATAAACACATACCAACAAAGCGTGGTGGACAATGGCGAAGTAACACCGTGATTAACATCTTACGAAACAGTAATTACACCGGTGATATGCTCTGTCAAAAGACTTATCGTGATGATCAATATCACCGTCATTTTAACCAAGGTGAACTCACCCAGTACTTAATTGAGGACCATCATCCTAGTTTGGTTAACCACGAAACTTTTAACCGGATTCAAGCTTTGCTTAAAGAAGCGGCTCAAAAACGCCATATCGAAACTGATAGCCATAAGTATCAACATCACTACCTATTTTCTGGAAAAATCATCTGTGGTAATTGTGGAACTACTTTTAAGCGGCAAACACGCCCAAATAAAATCTGCTGGGCTTGTCAAAGGCATCTAAAATCGGCTAAACAATGCCCAATTAAGGCAGTTCCCGAAGCAAGTCTAGAAGTGGCTTTCTGTAATATGATGAATAAACTCGTTTACAGCAGGAAGTTCTTATTACAACCACTGTTAGAAAACTTGCAAGTGCAGGCTAACAGTGACACCCACGGTCGACTAAATTCTTTAACCGAACGGATCAAAGCAAATAACCATAAAGCTGAAACGTTAACCGAACTGATGCAATCAGGACTGATAGATAAGTCTATCTACGTAAACCAAACGGCTCAGCTCGAACAGGATACCTACCAGTGCCGTGAAAAGGTCAAGCAGCTCCACAGTAGAAATACTGATTCGGCTAACAGTTTTGAAGATGTACGATCCTTACTACATTGGTGCCAACAAGATCAAGAACTATCAGGATTTGATAAAACTCCGTTTCAGGATTTTGTTCAACAGATTGTAGTACATAGTTCAAGCGTAGTTTTTAAGCTAAAGTGCGGGCTGAAGTTAACAGAGAAGTTAACCAAGGCTGTCAC